AACCACACTCTCCTCTCCAAAATGTTCTTTGGTTCCTTCGCCGAAAATCTAGCCCATTATGTCCTAGAAAGTGGGGTTGCAAAAGCAATCAACCCGCACTCTCCAGAATGGGGAATGATTTATTCCAAATTCAAAGAACTCGGTCCCCTTGACAAGCTCCGTGGAAAAGATTATGACGTTAAGCGTTATGATGTTTCTACTAAAGGCTATCAGCACCGAGCCTATGTCCAGTCTATCAATAATTGGTATGAAAGATGGATGAAGAAATTTGGCATGACTAAAGAAGTCAACGGCGTCCTCTGGGCCAGATTCCCGGTTGAATGGGAGCATGAAACACTCCTTGATCTTGGCCTAAATGAGTGGGAACCCATTGAAATCCACCACCGAATCCGAGAATGTCTAGTGAAGGACAGTTCTGAAAATGTAGTGATACAGATCTATGATCACTTTTTCCAAATTGACGAGCTGAACCTCACCGGGACATTCGACACCTACGACAGAAACTCCTTCATCGAAGAGAGTAATGTCCTCTATTGGTTTTCCCAACGTTGTGAAGCCATTCACCAAGCCTTGCAAGCTGGTAATGCTGCCGAAGCGATGTCCCTTATGGGAACCAAAGACACCCCGATATCAGAAACTGAGTTCAAACGTTACCTTGACCTAATGGGCTCTTTTGATATCCCACCTCACCGCTTAGATGAATATATGCTATCCTTTGCTGGTGGAGACGACTGCATTGAAGTCAATTCAGAAGCCGCACAATGGTACACCTTCCCTCTTGTAGTGGAAGAAGCTGCCAAAACCGGATATGAAGTGACAACAGCGGATAAAGATGCTTCTACTTATGACAATAAGCCTATAGAAGAACTTAAATTCCTTATGCGTACCTTCCGCCCTGAAAATGGACTCATCTTTGCACCCATGGACGAATCACATATAATCGAGATCGGCCAGTGGCAAACTGCAGGACTTGATCCTAAAGTTGCTGGCCACGAACTCGCAGTTGTAATGCTGCTGGAGTTCGGCCACCACGGTCGTGCCCGATTTGATTACTGGAAAGATAAAATCAATTGTGTCCTTCAGGCTAAGAACATTAAGCCCGTGACATTTGATTATAATTATTTCCTCGATTGGTTTCTAAAAGGCACAGGACTCTATTCTGCTGCGCACATTCTTAAGGATGGGAACATTTTGCCCGTCGGATCAGATGAATATTTCCCTCAATCATCCAATCCAGAAACCACCGTCCAAACCCCTAGCACCGAATCCACCGAAATAGCCGGACTTGTCGAAGAAAACACACTCAACAACAAGAACACTGTTACCCCTGTTCCACGTACACGTATAGTTGAGTGGCTTTTCGGAGACACACCAGATGCCAAATACACCAACCAGACTGACCCTGTTTTTACTAGAAAATACTTAATTTACAACGTCATGTGGTCTGGCTCGGATGCTTCTGGCACAGAAAAAGTTCGTCTTATTTTCCCTTACCATATTACAAGTGTGGTAGCAAATATACAAGAAAAACTCAACCGAAATCACTTGGTCCGTGCCGACGTTGACCTTGAGTTCGCCATTAATGGCCTTCCCTCTTTTTCTGGCTTGCTACAAGGTGGTTTCGCTCCTCACACCACGAAGGACACCACTGTCCAATGGAAATTTGACAACATCTATACCCAGTCCCAAATGAATGGTTTTCTCATTGATGTGAACGCTGACACTCCTGTCAAGTTCACCATACCTTACATTAGCCCTAGGAAATATTGGACTGACGATTCTTGGACGACCCAAGAAGCATACTTCGGTATGTGTACTGTCCGCGTCCTCACTCCTCTTCAGGCCCAGATGTTATCGACGACCCCCTCCGTTCAGATTTCCGTTTTTGCTTCATTTCGTAATGTGGAACTTGGCGCCCCTACACTCCATAACCACGTCACTCCCTCTCCGATGTTCAGTGGCCACATGATCCCTCACATGAAGAGAGAACAAGTCAAGAAAAGCAAAGATGGTGTGATTTCCGGCGTTTCTAATGCCCTTTCAACCGTAACCTCAACAGTCACCAAGACCCTTGGTAGTGTTGGCAGTGCTCTCACCGAGACTGTTGGCGCCGCCAGCGAAATGATGGCTATTGGGGCGATGCTTGGGTTAAACAAACCTACTAATATTGAGACAACTCGTCCAGTCTCACTTCAAACAGTCAACAACCTTTCCAATGGTGATGGCTGTATAACCCAGCAAACCCTAACCCTCGACCCGACAGCTTTAGTTGCCGCTGGTCCAGATCAATTCGGTCGTTCCGAAGATGAAATGGACCTCCGCCTCCTGATGCGTCGCCCCTCACTTTTAGACATCTTCACAATTAC